TTCCACCCCCTGTTCCGTATCTAGAAATAACTGTTGGCACAATGCCATCTTCATACACACGCACATCATTAACGCGAGTGCCATCAATAATTAAAACAGTGGCAAATGCCTCGCCATTGTTATCCATTGCGTTCAAAGTGGGAGCCACCCCCCCCGAAACCCAAGATTCGTAATCTTCAACATTTTGCGCCCGCTTAGCTTTCGTGAACCAATAAAGTTTCACTACCGCCACCTAGCACGCCACCTGAAGATTTCAGGGTTGCAGAATTTATATCTGCTCTGAATTGTCCAAAAGAGGATTCGCCAAACGCGTTAACGCTGCCTGTAGTTTTTCGGGAAGTGTTTTTTCCCTGCGCGATGCTCTGCGCAAGATACCCTGCGCGGCCTTGCTTGATAGAGAGTATTTCTTCAGGTGATCGCCCTGTGTTTCCAAGATTGCCGACAATGAACACTCTACGCCTGCGTTGTGGTACTCCAAAGTGTTGAGCATCAAGTACCCGATAGGCGATGCTATACCCGCGTTGGACCAACGCTTCAAGGACAACGGCCATATCTCTGCCCCCATTTGAGGAAAGTAAACCAGGCACATTTTCGAGGATAAAGTTTTGCGCTCTTGTTTCGTCAAGGATTCTACAGATTTCCCAGAAAAGTCCACTACGCGATCCATCCAACCCTGCTCGCTTTCCAGCAACGGATAAATCTTGGCAAGGAAATCCGCCTGTGATAATTCCGTTTTCTGGTTCAAATCCTGCTGCTCTAAGTTGCTCACCTGTTACCCCCGTAATATCGCCAAAGATAGTTGACTCAGGGAAGTGCCGGCGTAGCACATCCTGGGCTTTTTTATCAATCTCAACAGATGCAACTACTTTCACACCTGCGTTTTGTAGTGCTAAATCAAAGCCACCAACACCTGCAAATAGACTAACTGCAGTTTTCATTTGCTCCCCCATCCCGTTCCTTTAAAGTGTGCAGGTACTGCAGTAAATGATTTTTTGGCTAACTTGCCACACTCACATAAAGCTAAGTGTTTATCATTCATCTTGAATTCGCGTTCAAATTCAATACCGCACTCGCACTTGAATTGGTAAATCGGCACTGCTCCCCCGTTTCGGTTGTATCTTGCGCGGCGTTGCAGGAATCGAACCTGCTCCAACTATTGCTAGTTGCCCCGTGAGTGAACCATCACAACGCCTTTCTTGGCCTGGTGTAGCCAAGAATTAGTTAATTGGTTTTGCTCCCAATTGTGCTAGTAGAGCCTGCACTGCAGGATCATTGATATTTGCTGCGGGTGCAGTGGCGGTGGCAGGTGCAGCAACCTTTGGCAACGCGCCTGCAATATAAGCGTTCGCCTTTGCAACGGCATCTGCATCGCCTGTTGCATCATTGAGAAGCCAAGGTGGATTCTTACCTGGCTTTGCGACACCCTGGCCAATACGGCCAAGTACCTTTTGCCCGATTAGGGGCTTGAGTGCGTTTTTCAGTGCGACATTGAACCAAAGCAAAGAGATATGCTCTTCGTTTGTATCAAGATCAACCACATTTACTTCAATTGCATCTGCAGGGCCGTTCACTGTTTGGATATTTGCCTTGAACTCAATTGGTTCGACAATGAGAAGGTGGCCGTTAAAGTCTGCAACCTTAACGCCTTCATTTGCTACTGGTGCTGAAAAAGCCATTTGGCTTTCCCCCGTTTCTTTTGGTTTGAGTTGGTGTTAGTTGTTTTCTAACTCTGTTGGTGGATTTGATTCAATGAATTCTTTTTTAATATCACTGATCGTTTTCCAAGGTTGGCAATCGCATCCTTCGCGGCTACACATTTGGTTTCTCCGTATCCCCATTGCAAGAAATGGATAAATCGGTGCTAAATGGGCGGTAATACGGACAATACATACACATTCTAGATGGTGTTGCCGGTATCAAAGGCCACATTTGAGGATTTTCTTCAACATCAATTGTTGATAACAGTTCGTACACTGAATCCAATCGAGCCAAAGCTGAAAGTGCTGCGCTTTCATCATAATCATATAACTCAATGTGCATATCTGTTATTTGGCCACCTGTAGGTAAGAAAATAAGGCCAACCTTATTTACTACCGCGCCCTGTTGGGCTTTTCCGTAGCCGTACAACTGCACTTGGGTAATCTGTTGAGATGTAGCGCCTTCACTGCGCTTGGCTTTTACACCTGCAGGTGAAGTGGTTTTCCAATCAAGCACATAACCCTTTTCAATATCAAAAAGATCAACAGTTCCAGATAGGTTTGCCCTAATTTGAACCTTTTGCTCTACTTCATACTTTTCAGGGTATTTGCTAAAAATATCCTCTAAGAAAGAGTGGATGGCGGTACCAACATTGGCTGCCCAGGAACCGCCACCCGACTCATTAGCCTTATCCCAATCCAATAACTTGTAAGCCAATCGGCGTACACACTCTTGCCCAACCTCGCTAGGTCCAATATAAACCTGTTGTGATCGTGGCGAATAGCGTGAAGCCTCTGTAATGATATTGGTGATTTCATTCGCCAACTCTTTACTTGGACTGTTCAAAGGTGCAAAGGTCATTTGTTATTCATCCTCATTAACGATAGTAAAACGGCGTGAAGTAGATTTTACCTCAAGGGCTTCAACTACCTGTGGTGGTAACAATTCCCTTGCGCGTTTCGTGTCGAATCGTGTGGATTCAACAAATGACCAGCGAACTACCGGCTTATTGTGATACATACCAATTTGGTTATCACCCAAAGCCGCCTCAATGTGTGATCGAGCTACATCGGCTACCTCTTGCAGTTGTTTAATCTGCCCAAGTGCGTTTCTGTATTGCTCAAGCCACGCAGCAATGTTGCTATCAAAATCAACAATGCCTTTCTCTATTTCTACGCTCATACTAACCCCCATTAGTAATAGTTTTTGCGCTTAAAATGCTCCCACGCTCCGCAAGGACCGCTTGAGCCGTATCTTCTGCCTATGTAGGCAAGTGCTGCAATCGTTTGGGCAACAGTAGAGTTACTGCGTTTCATCCCTAGATTGCGATAAGTACCATCCAGTAATTGCCCAACACCTGATGCTGAACTTGTTGGATTATCCTTATCTTGCCAGGCGCTTTCTTTGCTCATAAGAGCGTTGAAGCACTTGAACTGTTGAGTTGTGAGTAACTCACGCGCCACCTCTTTCGGGTTAACCTGCATCAAGTGCGGGCGATCCTTATAGATCACTAGCGCCGGATTAGCAGGCGGTGCCGAAATGGTTTGAACCACTAGAGATGTTGCGATGCTTACGCTCACGATGAGTGCAAGCCTTTTGATGAGTCTTTTATCTGTTGGTGTAATGGTTTAGCTCCTTGTTCAGTTGCAGCATACTTTGTTAAAACACGCCGGATGTAACCACCCGATGTTCCAAGTTGTGCCGCAATTTCGTTAACAGGCTTCCCCTTTAAGTGCAATTTGATAATGGAAAGTGCCATCCCTTTGAAGGCGTAATCCTTATCTCTTGCCTTGGCATCTCTTTCGGCAGGTGTTGACCCGCCCCAAATGCCGTGAGGAATCTGTTTTTCTAGTGCGTACTCCAAACACTCCATTCTGTGAATACAACTCTCGCATATCGCTTTGAGTTGGAGCAGTCTTTCTGCCTCTTGCTTTCGGTTATCGGGAAAGAATAAATCTTTATCCTCAACCTCGGCACATTTTGCTTGTGGAAATTTTGGAAGATCAACAAAGAAATCAAGAGTTTTCAACGCTTTTCTTCCAACCATTGTGATAAATCCTGAATTACCCAGGCTTTATCAATCCCTGCGTTTCGGCGCTTTAGGATTATGTAATGAAAAGGCACCTCGGATAAACCGCGAGCCTTTGCATAGTTTTCTGCCTCAACTTCAGCTTCACGCCAAAATTCAGGCAAACTTATTGTTTTTCTATTCTTGAGTTCAAGAATGTATTGCTTCCCTGCAATGATTGCGACTAAATCGCCTTCATCATTCTTTCCGGCCTTCACCAAACGCTCGCATAACGCGCCTGCAGTTCGCAACCAACGCATTACATCAGTTTCAAATTGTGCGCCTTTGCGCCCGTTTGGATTGGCCATTACTCGACTACTCGCAGTTTGGCTACTTTGGTACTCATCTCATCAGCGTTAAAAATACGGCGCTTTTTGATTGAGGTAATAATATCTTGGCAAAGATTGTAAGCCTCATCTTCAGACATTACGGCAATGCGCAGAGCCATTTCAGGCATCTCATCCCTAGCCTGATCAAGTTGCTCAACATAACCTTCAGCCTTATATGAAGTGCGGTTTGCGGCCTGAAGTTCATCTAGGCAACTCAAATCAACTTGGCCAACTACATCTTCAACCAAATCAACGCAGGCATCACGCTCTTCAAGATAAAGGCAAATCTTGCCTGAATCAGTTGTGTGGACTGAAAACAAAGGATCGCGTACACGGCTCATTTGTTCCCCCAATAATCCTTTATTTCATTATCTAGGAAATTATCTTTCTCGATAATCATCCACATAATAAAAAGAAATGCGCTAACAGTTCCAATTGCTAATAGAAATAATTTCATTGTTTACCTTTCCGTTCAAAGAGTAGGATGGCACATACTACACATCTTTAAACTGCGCGACACGCTAGGGTTTTTGAATCTCTATCTGAAACGGGGCGCAGGTGTTTATGTCGTATTTTGAAGATATTTGCAGCGCCTCAATAAACTCACCTTGCGCCCATTCAGGCTTGGCTAGGTTGGCTAAGGTGCCGGCAAGGTATCCCAAGGCGTAAGGCGAGCCTGAACCAACGCCGTAAAGGCAATCAATGCTTTGGCTAATATCAAGTGAATCGCCAATCTCAAATATATTGCCTGCAAAAGCAATCAAAAAGCTGAAACTCACGCCATCTTTCTCAAAATCGTATGAGTTAGCCTTAAAGGCGGTAACAATGCTTGGGATAATTTTCTTGCCCATAAACCTAACGGGATCAGTGCCATCATAAAGGGGCGGTTTCCAGTTATACATAAGAATATCGCCTGGCCTGCAATCCCCGGACACGGCAAAGAGGTATTTGCCAATTTTTACGATTTTGGGGGTGCTAGGGGAAAGGGTGCGCTTATCGCCATCGGTGATTTGGGAATCAGCGCCTAGGATGGCGAAATCTGCCCCCTGGAAGGCAATAATGGTAGTCATTGGCCGATTGTAGGGGTTTAGGCTAGACAATGGCGAAAACCCGCCTACTTCCCCTTTAGGCGGGCTTTCAAGGTGAGCGTAACACGCTCAAAACCCGTTATCAAATCGTTACCAAATTTAGCCACGAATTCAGCTCAAATGGCGGGTATCTGTATATACAGGTGCTAGATTTATCTCATTGAAGGGAACGGCTCTTCAATAGAACGGATCAAAAAATGAAGTATCAAATCAAAAGCCTTAAGCAATTTGAAATGAGAAACGGCGTTGCACTTACTGCAAACCTTTACCGCAATAACAAACTTATTGCATATCTTGAAGATGAAGGTAATGGCGGTAGTTTGGCAGTGCGTTGGGCAGAGGGCAATGTTTGGCAGAATCCTGAAGAATCAAAAATGATTATGGATTTCTACACTGCACACGCAGATAAAACTCATTGGACTCAGGAACACATCAACGCAGATTATGCAGATTCAGTTGAGTTGGCAGTTGAGTGGATGATTGAAATGCATCAATCAAAGCAACTTGTATTGGTAGGTGCATAATGAGTTGGTACGAATTGCACAATTGCGTATGTAATTACTGCAAGGAAAAATTCCAATCAGTAGAAAAGATGAACATTTGCCTGCCTTGCTTTGAGGCACAACTAGCGAACGGGGATAACTAATATGGGCGCATATAAGGAACTATTTATTGAGATTCAAGATTCAATCTGCAATATTGCCAAAAACCTTGAGGAATCAATTGAGGATTGCGATATTGACCAAATGAAACTTGCCCTACGCGGTGCAATTGTGAACTCTGCCCTAACTATTGCTTTTATTGAAGAATTGGAGAATTAAAGATGAAACTGAACAAACGCGGTTTAATCGTGATGTGGGCGCTAGTAATCCTTATAGTGCTTGGCTTTACCTATCTAACCCGTGATGTGTGTTATGTAGGTAATATGGATGGCAATACCCTTGGCTACGGCTCTTGCTCAAAAATGATTGATTTGGTGATTACAAAATGAAACTAAAAGATGTTGCTGAATATCACGCTGAACAGGCTAAAGAGGCAGATGCTTGCAATGAGAGGTTTCAGGCCGAATATCACCTTGAAATGTTAAGTGCCTTGCTTGAAGAAATGGGAGAGTAATGACCCCCACGCCAATTAGATGTGTTCGAGTTTCGCAAGAATTGTGGAGCGCAGTAACTGCAAAAGCTACAGATGAAGGCAAAAGCGCCTCACAAATTATTATTGAAGCACTCAAGGAATACATAAAGTAGTTAAAAAGCAAGTAAACCCCGCACCTGGAACGGCAGGCGCGGGGTTTACTTATTGGGGGCGTGTGAGCGCCTAAATCTATTCTGTTGAAATCTCACCACTAATTGAGGCGTATGCCGCCAAATCAATGAAACTATCAAGGTGATCAGGGGTTTCAATCAATCTAGCAACCTTTACCAACCCCATACAGATTGCAACCTGCGCCGGTGTTACTTCAGTTTGTAGAAATGTTGACCATAAAGAGGCAATTCGCTGATGGTTGCTTAAAGCTGAACCATAATTCTTTTCTCTATCGCCGTGAGTGAGCCTATCGGCCTCGGCTAAAATCTCTTTGCGGTTCACTATTCCCCCAACTCATACCAACCATCGCCCCATAAGGTAAGCAATCGTTGGAAATAATCATTGTATTGAGCGCCGATAGTATCAAGGTTATAGAGAGAAACCGCACGCCCTCGGATTGCGGCGCGATCTAATTGCTTCACATTCTCGGCTGCATCCATAAACTCTTTGAGAGTACGGCACCTAAAACCTGTAACGCCGTGGGGGTTATTCTCGGTAAAAGCGCCCCAATCGGTAGTAATTGTTGGGGTACCGCAAGCCTGAGATTCAATAACTACATTCCCAAATGGTTCAACATAGAGAGTTGGCGCAAAAGTGGCGATTGCACCGCCCATTAACTTTGCTCTTTCTTCAGGGTTTACGCTTCCCACAAATTCGCCGTAGCCGATTTGCTCGCCTGGACCTGCCAAGATGAGGCGCTTGCCTAAGCGTTGGCATACCTCTTGAGCGATTCGGTAGCCTTTTCGATCAATCAAACGGCCAATAAATAGGTAGTAATCACCCTTGCCATCGCCAAGTGGGAACATTTCAGGTTCCAAATACCCTGGGATAACCGCATCATAAAATTGGCCATCTGCAGTAGTTGGGTTTTTCCACCCTGCGTAGATTGAGTGCATCCAGGCGTAGGATTCAAAAACGCGGTACTTACTAAAAACACCGCCGTAGCCAACGCCAAATTCCACCGCTATCGCAGTTGGGAAGGCATCGGCAATTGGCTTGTGTGCGCCACCGCCGATAAGGCAAATGAAATCTTGCTCTTCAAATCGCTCTGCTATCTCTCGGATGGCGTTGCCATTGAAGGTTTGCCAGTGTGGCAGGGATGTATCAAATGAAACGCTTGTGTAGTGATTAGATCCTTGGGCTTGCGCTCGCATCTCTTCAGATATGCAGGTGATTAACTCATCCTCGACACCTTCAGATTGCTCACCGGCATACAAATAAACAGTATGGCCTTGAGCCTTCATCATCATTACAAAACGGCGTACCTTTTCAGTAAAGGCACATCCTGCATACTCTTTTGTTACTTGAGTATGAGGCAAAGCTACAATGTGAAACCGCATTATTCCCCCTGATTAGTGCGTTATTCGGCTATTTCAAGCCAAGAAAGTGTTGCTTCATCCCATTGATAAAACTTGCCATCTGTAGGCATTGGTGTAGGTGATTCCCAAAGGTATGAATCAGGGTTTAATGTCCAAGATTCAAATGGCTTTGGTGCTGCAAATCCAACACCATCCCAGGTATAGCCAACGCCTGCGTAGTTTTTGTTAAGTGGTGTGCCACCTAATGTGTGAACTCCACCAAAAGTATTGTATGAAGTCTTAATCCACTCACCTGTATAGCGATCAGGATTTGCCTGAATAAACTCATCTTCAACTACATTTACTTGAACAACAATTCCGTTTTCAACTTTAGCCCAGTGTGCCATTATTCTTCATCCTTTTTTTCGCCATAAAGTTCAACTGCATTAAGTAACTTCACTTCACGCTTAGTAACAATTCCACCTTTTTCATCAAGTTGGCCTTTAGCGGTTGCTTCATCATCTGCAATGATGTGAACAAGCATTGTTACTTCGTATGAAAAGCATTGAGTTATTTTTTCGTTTTTTAACTTTGTTACATTGTCTTTAGTCATTTTTCCCCCTAAATTGGATAACGAATAATTACTACACCTGAACTGCCTGAGCCACCACTGCCAACACCAGCGCCGTTAGCAAACCCGCCACCGCCACCGCCACCACGATTTACAACACCATTTGATCCATTAGGATTTCCTGCTGCTCCACCGCCACTTGTTGCAGTGCCACCAGTAAATGATGCAGTATTGCCAGTTCCACCACCACCACCAGCATATCCGATTGAAGCACCTGATATTGAGTATGTTTTACCAATACCACCAACGCCACCAACATTTGTGCTTGCGCCATTACCACCAGCACCACCAGCACCGCCACCGCCACCGCAGCCAATATTGCCACCGCTAGTAAAATCATCACCACCAGCGTTACCAAAACCTTTACCACTGTAAGCATTTTGTGTTGATGTTCCAGGTGTACCACCACCAGCGTATTCACCAGCACCGCCACCTGAACCGCCGTTTGCACCATTTCTTGAAGAGCTATTTCCCCAAGATGCTCCACCACCACCACCGGTTGCAGTATAAGAAAGTGCTGAAGAATTTTGACCATTCGGCGCAGTTGCTTGAGTGCTTGATCCACTACCGCCTGCACCAACTGTAATGTTATATGTAGTTGCAGTTACAGATTCACCGGTTGAGTAAACTAATCCACCAGCACCGCCACCGCCACCTAGGAAGTAACCACCGCCACCGCCACCTGCTACAACTAAGCAATCAACTGTAAGTGAAACTGATGGAATAAAACTTCCATCACTTGTAAATGTGTGAATCCAATAAGTGCCATCAGTAGTAATTGTTCCACCAGTTGCTTTTGTATTTATTCCTGTATAAAAAGAACCATCAGATGTAAATGTGTGAATTGTATTGCCACCTGAAGTAGTTACAATTCCACCATAGGCTTTTTGTATAGTTCCTGAATAACGAGCAATAACAATGCCTGATCCACCAGAACCACCAGCAACATAGGCTGTTTGATAATGACCGCCGCCACCACCACTACCTGTATTAGTTGTTCCTGCTATACCAGGATTATTTCCACCACTTGCACCAGCGTTACCGCCACCACCAGTGCCACCAGTGCCACTTATTCCAGTTCCTTCAATAGTTCCGCCGCCACCACCTGCACGGGTAACGGAACTACCAGTAATGCTTGAAGCAAGCCCATTTCCGCCATTTCCACCTGAAACATTTGCTACTGCGTTGCCACCTGCAGATCCAGCACCACCGCCACCACCTGCTGGAAACCCGCTACCATAAACGCCCGTTCCGCCATTAGAGCCTTGTCCTGTTGTGCCTGTTCCGCCTGAGTTGGAAGCACCAGTATTTATAGGACCGCCACCACCAGATCCACCATTAGGATTATTAGTTGATACGCTTGTATTACCATTAGCAGCACCGCCACCCAATGATGTGATAGTGCTAAATGAAGAGTTATTTCCTGTAAAACCATATCTTGGCGATGTAGTACCACCGCCTGCGCCACCAGCGCCAACAACAACAGGATATAAAGTATTTAAAGCAAGAGTTAACGAATTTTCTGCTGCACTATTACCACCTGATGTACCAGCAGATGTTCTATAACCACCAGCGCCACCGCCGCCGTAATCACCACCGCCACCGCCACCGCCAGCAATAACAAGGTAATCAACAGATAAACCTAGATTCCCACTAATTGCAGATGCAACAACACCAATAATTGGCATATTAGGCCACATCCCCCGTTGCGTACCAGGTATCGGTTCCGGCTTTCATCAAAGTTATTACTGAAAATTGCGCTCTCGTTTTTGGCGTTGTTGATGTAGCACCTGTTGAGGCAAGTGTTACTCCACCCGCGCCAACTACTGTTACTTGGCCTGTTCCAATTTGGATGAGGTTTACAAGTGATCCTGTTGGAAATGCCACGCTTGAATTAAGTGGAATTGTGTAAGTTTGAGCTGAACCATTAGATGCAGTAACCAAATCATCTCGATCTGTTAAAACAAAAGTATAAGTTGTGCCAACTTGTGCATTTACGGCTTCAACGCCACCTGCACCAGTAGCACCTGTTGCACCAGTTGCACCTGTAGGACCTGAAGGACCTGTTTCACCAGTTGGACCTGTTGCACCTACTGGACCTGTTGGGCCAGTAATACCTGTTGCACCTGAAGGACCTACTGAACCTGTTGGGCCAGTTGGACCTGTAGCACCTGCTGCGCCTGCAGTGTAGGCATACGCCAAAGAGTTCCAGGCAGTAGTACCATCACCAATTTTATATTTAGTGGTATCTGTTTCAAGTCCAAGTTCACCTGCAGCAAGTGTTGGATTGTTTGAAGTCCAGTTTGCTGCGGTGTCGCGGCGGTTTTGTAGTCTTGAGGTCATTTTTTACCTTTTCCTGATTGTTAGAAAGAAACTGATGCTCCACCGGCATCAATAGTATAGGTCCAACTTGAAGTTGTTGAAGTTCCTGCATTGTAAATAATGTCTGGATTGATTGTTGAAGATCCACCATCAAGATAATCAACAATGTACGCTGCTGCATCTTGGCCGGCAGGGCCAGTAGCACCGGTTGCACCGGTTGCACCAGCAGGGCCAGTATCACCTGTTGCACCAACAGGGCCAGTGGCACCTGTAGCTCCAACTGCGCCTTGAGGTCCAGTTGGGCCTTGTGATCCTGTAGGGCCTACATCACCTGTTACACCTTGCGGACCAGTTGCACCAACAGGGCCAGTTGCACCAACATCGCCTTGATCGCCTTGAATACCTTGTGGACCTGTTGCACCCGTTGGACCTACAGGGCCAGTTGATCCAACTTCACCCTGGATTCCTTGAGTACCTTGCGGACCTGTAGCACCTGTTGCACCAACAGGACCAGTGGCACCAACAGGGCCAGTTGATCCAACATCGCCTTGCGGGCCAGTAGCACCAACAGGGCCAGTTGCACCAACTTCACCCTGAATACCCTGGATACCTTGCGGGCCAGTGGCACCGGTTGCACCAATAGGACCAGTCGAGCCTGCAGGGCCAGTAGGTCCTACATCGCCTGTTACGCCTTGTGGACCAGTGGCACCAGTAGCGCCAACGGGGCCAGTAGCACCAATTGGACCAGTAGGGCCGGTATCGCCTGTAGCACCTACAGGGCCAGTAGCACCGGTTGCACCAGTTGGACCTTGTGGGCCTTCAACTGCCTGAAGTGATGTAATTACATAAGAATAATGTTGTGATCCTTCAGTGTAAAAATTAACTGTTCGAGCAGTGCCATCATCATTGCGAGCATACAACTCAATAATCATACGATCAGTTTCATCAACTGCCGAACTTGGCAACACAATCTCAAGCTGAGTAAGCATTGGATTTGCGCCATCGTAAGGAATTAATGTTGCATCTGTATCACCAATTGTTGCTAAAACAGTGCCTGCATTATTTGCCAACTTTAAGCGTGCAAAAGCGTAAACATCTGAACCGCTTGTTGGCTTTGAAAAAAACATATAAAAGCGTTGTGCGCCTGCAGGAATTAAAGTAAATCCAAATGGCTCGCTTATGTATTGCTGCATTAATTCAGTTGAATTTCCTGCAACAGAGTTAGTAACAGTTGCCATTGAGGCAGTTGTTGGCTCTGTACCTAATTGCTTAAATCCTGTTAACTCTGTAATGGATTCATTGAAATAGTAGAAACGGCCAGTTGAGTAACCTTGTGGGCCAGTAGCACCTGTAGCACCTGTTGGACCTTCAACACCGGTTGCGCCAATCGGTCCAGTAGATCCTGTAGCACCGGTTGGACCAGTAAGGCCAGTAGGTCCAACTTCACCGGTTGCACCGGTTGCACCTACGGGGCCAGTGGCACCTGCAGGCCCGGTTGGACCTGTTGCACCTGTTGGGCCTTCAATACCCTGAATACCCTGGATGCCTTGCGGTCCAGTTTGGCCGATAGGTCCAGTTGATCCGATAGGACCAGTTACGCCTGTTGGGCCAATCTCACCTTGCGGGCCAGTAGCGCCTATATCACCTTGCGGACCTGTAGCACCGGTTGGACCTTCAACGCCTTGAATACCCTGGATGCCTTGAATACCTTGGGGGCCAGTTGCTCCAATAGGTCCAGTTACGCCTGTTGGACCGATAGGGCCAGTAGATCCTGTAGGACCTGTAGCACCGATAGGACCAGTAACACCGATAGGGCCAGTTACGCCTGTTTGTCCAATTGGACCAGTGGCACCGGTTGGACCTGTAGGGCCAGTGGCACCTGCAGGGCCTTGTGGGCCTTGCTCATTGGAAATAATTACCTCTGCAGTTGAGGCAATTTCAACAATTACATCAGTTGTGCTTGAGGATACATAGACAATTGAACTCATCGAGTTACCTCTGGTGAAATATTTAACTCACCCTGAACTAAACGGGTTACTGCGCCAACTGCAGAAATTAGCTCTAAATCATAAACATAGGTTCCTGCAGGCAAAAGTGCAGTTTGGGTTGCAGTTTGATTGAGGCTAATTGTGCCTGCTGCACCGCCAAGGGTAATGCCACCATTGCTTGTTGTAAGCGAAAGGATAACTTCACTATCTTCAACATCTACGCGAGCCGCAAGGCGAGCAGTCCAATTGGTGATATTTACGGGAACGCTATCAATCTCCCAAGTTAAGAGAAGGTTGAAAGTTGCACCCTGCTCAATCGTAAAATTAAGTGTGCCTGCTGCCATTTATTTGCTCCAAAAAATAGTAAGGGTTACTTTGATCCTCTACCAAAATCAACGGCTGAAGAATCAAGCCACTTGAGAATTGGACCTGCAGCGCCTGCTAGGGCCGCCATTCCAAGAGTTTTCAAATCTGTTTCTCCGGCAAGATAAAGAGCAATTGCTGCTGCTGCTGCTGCGCGGAACCAGGTAAGGCCGATTTGTTTCATTTGTTCCATTATGTAACTCCCTTATTTATGAACTTTGCAACAAGTGCAAGTTGGCGTGATATATGCTTTTTTTGCAGGAATTGGCACGATTTTAGCACCAATCTGAGTAACTATCTTTGGTTGGTTATACCACCAAAACCAGGGAGATGTATCGTTTGCGAACTCTTCCCTGATTGAAATATGAAGGTGTTTGGTGTGAAGATTTGAGCCTGTATATGGGCGATTGCCTTGCTTTGCCTTAGCCTTTGACCAAATGAGAGCGTTAAAAATCAAGTAATCAACGCGCTTATCCTCTTTCAGCTTTTCAAAGATTTCAGCGCAATCAATCCCGTGTTTAGGATCGTGCGTTAAATCAACCGCAAGCCCTGTGTTGTGATCTGAGTTAGGGTTTTGCTTTTGATGTGCAGCAGATGGCAAAAGGCCATCACTGATTTTTTTGCGTAAAGGCTTGAGCGCCGTGGCTTGGCGTAATACCGCTATTGCTGCAGGTGATGCCTTTTTGGCTAATGGCTTCATTTGCTTTGAATTAACTTGAGGATTGTTTCAACTTGGGCTTCAAGCCTATTAATGGAATCGCGCATTGAACTGCCTGAATTCGGTTTAAGTTCAAAAAGGTAATGTTTTACCAACCATCTTACCGCCCCTGCAAATGCAGTTACGATTGCAATGATAGATACTATTAAGCCTGCCCAATTTGCTGGGGTCATTTGCGCGGATCTCCCGTTATTAGTTAGTGGTGGATGTTTCAGTTTCTAGCTCTTGAACGCGTGCAGTAAGCATTGCCTTATCAAGTGCTAGTACGCCAATCTGCTCACGCAATGATGCGATTACAAGATTGATATTGAGTTCGGTGTTTTCTTTCATTCTTCCCCCTTATTTGAGCCATTTTACAAATATAATTGGCAAGTTTGGATGTAATGGTTGTGCCTCTACCTTGGCTTGCTCTTTATCTGCTGCTGATACTTTTTCGGTAATGAGCGTGCCATCGTCATTAAAACCAACTAGGTATTCGTTCATTGTGTTCCACCTTCAAGCATTGTAACGCGAGCGTTCAAATCCTGAACAAGTGCAAGTATTCCTGGAACAACAAAGCGATCATTCCAAGATTCAATCACCCCGTTATCTTTATCTGCTGCTATTGGATAAATCTCTCCAACCTCTTCGGCTATAAAGCCTGGAAGTGAATCGCCAAAACGATCATCTGCAGAATCTAGGTAATCTGCCTTGTAAGTAAAAGCCCTTACTGGCAGTGATAGTAATTTGTTTGGGTCAAGCCCAGGCACTGTACGAATATCAACAATGTTTTCTTTGTAGCGTTGGCTTGAGGCAGTGCTACGGCGAGTAAGGCCAGTTGTTGCACTCATCCAAGTATTTGCAGCATTTGCAGTAGTTGTTGAATCTTGATTGTAAAAACTATCAAGCGTATATACATCGCCATTCATAACAACACCAGTTGAACTTACTTGGCAATAAATACCTGAACTGTAGGCAATTCGAGCATCGCCTGAAGATACATAGGCATTTGGATATGTAGTTACATTTGCGTTAAAAGTAGAACCATAGTGCATAACAACACCTGAAGTTGAAGCCGGACCAACCCAACCAACTACGCTACTTGATTCAGTAAATGAAATAGCGTTGCTCGCAGCAGAAACTGTAACTCTGCGAGCGCCTGAAGATGTACGCAATGTGAAGGCGGTAAGAGTGCCAGCCGTTAAACGATCAACTGTAATTGAATCAGCTTCAATTTCAGCAGCAGTAATTGTTTCGGCTGCAATTTCAGCAGCAGTAATTGTTGCGCCGGCTATTTGATCTGCAGTAATTGTGGCAGTTGCAATTTTAGCGGCAGTAATTGTTTCAGCAGCAATTTCAGCAGCCGTAATTGTTAAAGCCTTGATATTAACGGCTTCAATTGTATTACCAGCAATTTTTGCACCAACGATACTAGCCGCTTCAATTCTATCTGCTGCAAGGTATCCAGTTGTAATTTTGGCTGCATCTAGTGTGGCAATTACGGCATTTGTAAGCGCGTTTTTATTCCATTGGGTGCCGTCAAATGTCCATTGATCAAGCACATTTGAGGCTGCGCTTGTGCTTGCCATTTTCCACCAGAGATCGCCAGCAGCGTACCCAACTGTTCCTGAAGCATCGGCAGTTGAGCGCACAATCTTATTTTTACCATTAGCAGTAGTTTGTGCTGCAGTTGCTGCAATTTCTGCCTCTGCTGCTGCACTTTCTGCTGCTGCTGCTGCTGATTCTGCTGCTGCAATTCCAGTATCTTGAACGGATACCCAAGCGGTGCCAGTCCAATAATATTGCTTATTTCCATCATCGGTATCAAACCAAACATCGCCTTCAACTAGGGCGTAAACAGAGCCATCAGGCGCAGTTGTTTGGCGGTAGATATGGTTTTTGCCATTAACGGCAGCCTCAATTGAATTGATTTCTGTTTGAAGTTCAGTTGCCTGCTCTGTAGTTACAGGTGCATTTGCTGCAATAACTGAGGTTGTAGTCATTCCTGAAGTAGTTACAGTAATCGGTGTAATTGTTACTTGTGGGCAAAGTGGCATTATTCCCCCTAGAGTGCAATCGTGTAAGGATCAACAAGTGAGGTGAAGTAACTAACCCGCCAATTATCTGGTGTAATTGAGTGAGCCATACCTTCAACCACGCAATTAATTGAGATGCTACGGCCATCATAGGTTAGGCGATCAACTGTAATAAGATCGTTAAGTTCAGTTTCTAGAAAATCAGTAGCCAAAGCACCAATCCCAATAGGCGTAAAATCTATTTGCTCAACTAAAACTGCAGCATCTGCATCTTTTCGAGCTGCATAAAGTGAAAGATTTGTTGCAGCAGTAGATGTATTTGAAGGCGCATCTAACTTTTTGGACTTCAGGCCGTAGGTTGTAACGCTTGCGCCGTAGGTAGATGTATATTGCAATACGCCTGGCCCACGATCAACAATCGCCTGGTTATACACATAATCAGTACCCGGATTGGTGATAATGCCATCATAACCAACGCTATTGGCAGCGCCCTGATCACTAAAAAGTAATTGCGTAGGGCGTGAAAACTTATTTGCAAGGGGAACTAGGGTTGCAACGCCTGTACGGCTCACATAGAAACGGCCACCAACTACATTGGCGCACTGTTCAAGCATATCTAGGCAACTGATGCCTTGGCCTGTTTTTAGCATTACAGTAGTTCCTGTAAGGCTTCGAGATCCTGCCGGCCACTGGGCAATGTCCAAAACTCTTGCTGCTCTTGCTGCTGCACTTTCAGAATAAGCTGAAACCGCTACGGCAGGTGCAATTGTCTTTCCAAATGTTGCTAGGCCATCCACAAAGGTAAGAGAAACAGTTGGGTAGATTCCCTGGTTAACCATATTATCTTCAAGGTAGCCTGTATAAATAATAGTTGAGTTGCCAGTAATTCTTACCTGCATACCCGCAATGAGAGTGTTATACCACGGGCTACTTGTGTTGCTTGGGTCAAAAGCGCCTGATTGGTTATTAAGCACAACAGTAGCAGTGCCTGCATCAATGAATACATCTTGATACATACGGCCACGGCGAATATCAATTGTGAGAAGTAAATCTGCGCTTACATTGGTAAAACTGCCATTGATACCAAAGGCAACTGTAATGGTAGGTGCGTTAGCAGGCATTACAACACCGCGTAACCACTACCGCCACGCCGGCGATAGATTACCTCAAGGCCATTTTTGATGCCCGTTACTAAATCACCCTGGGAAACAACTGAACCTGCAACATTCACTGTTATATTTCCCCCGTTCATCGTGGTATTGCCTGCAATATTTCCGTGGCCTGCAGATGCAGCAAGGGAAATTGTAGGGCTTGAGATGCCAAGTTTCTGTTGCTTCAACTGATTCTTTCGAATAGCCTCAAGAGTAATTGGATCTGTTGAATCAACCTTTTTAATGCCAAACTGTTTTAACCTATTTAAATACTTTTGAGCATTTGCTTCGGCCTGTTGGGCTTTTGTTAACTTTTTTGTTGATGTTGTAACTTCATCAACACCGCCTGCGTAATCCTTTAACTTAAACTTCATACCTTTTGCATCAGCGCCAAGGGTATCAATACCGCCAAGTGCCTTATCTGATTCATCATTAAACTTTTTGGTAGCCACATAGATACCACCCAAAGCAACCGCAAATGCTGCTGCACCTGTTGCTGCTGAGATACCACCTGTTGCTAAGGCAGTTGCAGCAGCAGATGCAAGAGATACTGTACGCAAAGCCTTCATTACCTTGATAATTGCCTGGATTCCAGTAACAAGAGCAGCGACTGCACCGGCAACCTTAGCGCCAAAGAAAGCGGCTACTATAACTGCTCCCAAGGTGGCAAATACCTTGATATTTGAAGAAACAAATGAAAATGTATCAAACATTAAATTAGCAAAAGCAATTCCATAGGAAAGAGCTAATCTAAAAGCATTTGCTAACTTATCGCCGTTTAATTCTACCCATTCTTTAATGGCAGGGATAATTTTCTTTTGAATCATATCCACAAATACCATTAAGTTAGGCAGTAGTGCCTCACCAATTGTAGTTTTAATTGCATCAAATGAGTTACGCAAGGCTTGCAATTGGCCTTCAGGTGTATCTCTAAGGCTTTCGTTAAATCCTTTATATGTAGAATTTAATACCTTAACAATGGCTTCAGCACGCTCTGCCTCTGTACCATTTGAAATAAGTTTCTTTGTTTGCTCATCAAGCACAAAGCCTGCTCTAGTTAACGCACCAAATTGGCCGTTTAAAGCCTGGGCAAGCCCATTAGTCATACTCTTAAATTGATCTGCAGATGCAGTAGCACCCTTTTCGGCAGTTACATAATCCAAGATGGCAGGTGTTAATGTCTTAATTGTTGTTGCTTGCAAATCAAATGTTGCAAGTTGTGCTTGGGTTACTTTGATATTGCCGGCAGAAACCACACCAACTGCCTCAAGAGCCTCTGCCTGATCATTAAGAGCCTTAACTTGCTCGGCAGTTGCAGCCCCTGTAGTCATAAGAATCTGATTAAGTCTGCTCTGTTCAGCCTGCGCGGTAATCGCTGCCTTAACCGAATCAGTACCAATTTTTACTGCAAAAGCGCCCGCAGCAAGTGCTGCTACACCAAAAGTTTTAGCGGCTTTATTTGCAAAACCTGAAAATTGCTTTTCCATTTTGCCAATATCTTTAAGAGCAGATTTTGTGCCTTTATCTGAATACTCGGTTAGAATTCGAGCGACAATTGCGCCAACTGCCATTTTTAGACTCGCTCTCTAGTTAAGTATTTTTGTAGTTCAGCTTTGGCATCATTAAGAGCCTTCTCAACATTTTGTTCAATTCTTTTTTTATCTTTATCTACTACGCGCCAAACTACACGCGATGCTGCGCCAAATCTGTTTCCCAGGGTACGCAAAAATTGGGCGCTACTACCACCGCCCATACTACTTTTGGTTTTACGGCCTGCTACTTCAAAGATAGATCCTGCTGCAGACTTGTTAAGCAAGGCACCGGCGCTTGTAGTGTAATCGCCTCTAACTTTACCCTTGGCTTTTGTCTTTGTAATCTTTGATTTTATCTCGCCCGCGTTCCAGCCTGGCCATCCTTCTCCACCGCGAGTACGGCCATTAGTGGCATCCACCCTACGCCAACCACTCATAGGTGGATCCTCACTAATTAAACCCTTGGCATCACGCTCTGCGCCCGAAAGTTCACTATTAATAACTTTGTTAAAACGCTTAACTGCATCTTTATCAAAATCTTTTAATGCAGTAAGCGTTTCTTTAACGCCGTTAAGAATAATTACTTGATCAGCCATTTGATTTAGCTCGTTCTTTCATATAAATCGTGATTGCTTCAAGAATCCCAGGTGGGGAATCAAGCAAATCTATGGGAGAGATTCCGGTTTCCACCGAAATAGCCGCAATCGTATAAGTTAGGCTATTTCGGTGGACCCGAAAGAATCATCAGAATCCAACTCGGCGCTAATTATCGTATCTAAAAACTCTGGACCCCAGGGCTTTACAATAATTCCCGCGTTTTGCATTGATTTCCAGGCCAACCAATAGATGTGTTCAACTTTTTGTTGCTCACCTAACAATTTTGGCATACCTGCGCCGTACTGTTGTTCGAATCCAACAATAACGCGTGGTGTTAACTTGTAACTTGCCTCAACGCCATCTGTTGTTTTTACCTTGATTGCTAATCCATCCATCTTTTCCCCCTTGTTATATTAGGATTTTGTGATTGTACCACTGATAGGCCAAGTAACAGATGCAGTTGCAAGTTCGCCAACTGCTCCATTAAGCGGTGTCCATTCTGAAACCAACGCTGAAAAACTGTATGCAGGTGATGCACCGGCTACAGGGCGAACTGTAACTGAAACTGCAGTTCCTATTGTTGGGTAAATTGTTGCCTCAAGTGCGCTTGCTGCATAATCCTGATTAAACTCAAAAGCAACAGAATTATCTGCAAGGCCAGCCACTCTTGTACGGGCGGTGTTGCCAAACGCAGTGGTTTCAACAACATCTAGTGTTGAAGATAAAGTTACGCTAGTTACATAACTTGAAATATCGGTTGTGCCAAATGTAACTGCAACATTTGTGAGTACGATTCTTGCCATTTATGAAACCGCCTTTGTGATTGCGCCGTCAATTGGCCAAGTAACAGATGCAGTTGCAAGTTCGCCAACGGCTCCGTTAAGTGGGGTCCATTCTGAAACCAACGCTGAAAAACTGTATGCAGGGTTATCGGCTGCAGTTGTAGCACCATTTGGCTTTACAACTACTGCAGTTACTGTTCCTACAAGAGATGAACCTGCTGCGTTGATTGTTGCCTCAACTGAATTAGCCGCGTAATCCTGATGAAACTCAAGAGCAACAGAATTATCTGCAAGGCCACCGATTCGTGTACGCGCAGATGTTCCAAATGCAGTGGTTTCAACAACATCATCAGTTGTTGTTAGCGTAACACTGCCAATATGATCAGAAAGATTTACGCCGTTAATTGTAATGTACGCGTTTGTTAGGACTATGCGGGCCATTATTTAGTTTCCTCTACTGTAGCCGGTTTGATTGTTGCCTTTGCATCCTTGAGATGCTCGCCTGCAATCAGTGCTTCAATGTTCAAGCCTGATTCAAGCAATTCTTTTTCGGTGATTGAATCACCCTTTGCCTTGCCTTCAAAATTATCTGAAGTGATTGTGTAGCTCATTTTTCTCCCTATCCCCAAATTGTGATGCGGTAACGATATGAAAGGAATTCAATATCACCTGATGAATAACTGCCTGCCTCGGCTGAAGTAACCCGCAAGGTATTGCAGGCACCGCCAAGAGTTCGATCTGATTCAATCGCTTGCTTAATTGAGTAATCCCCTGAACCTGCTAGGTACTTATCAAGTTCATTTTGGCCAGTGCGCTCGCTAAGGCGTTGTACCAAAACTATTACATCTAGGTTTGCCTGATCCAAGCCACGGGCGTTGTTCAGGTCAAAAGTGAAATCCAACTGGCCAACAATGGCTGCAGGGGCAACTGCCGGTGTAGGTATGAGTTCATACACCCGAATACCCTTAATAGCCTCTAGATTGGCTTTTAAGCCGTTTCTAACCTCGCTAGGTATCATTACTTAGCCAAGCCATTGTTACGGCGCATAGGGCGCAGCAGAGCCTCAACATCGGCATCTAGCTTTGCAGCCAAGCGTACTGTTCCTAAATCTGTATTGCCAGCAATTCCAAAAGGTGATTGATTGCGTAGGAATAGGCGGGAAGCCTGAATCTTTGCAGCCGTTTTTACTTCAAAGGGAACTGTTGACCATCCAAAAATACCGCGAACCCTTACAGATTGTGGCAGTGGGCTTGGGAAAACATAGGCACCTGTTGCAAGGATGCGGGTTAATGGCCATCCCCTTGAAGGGTTATTAACCGGCTCAAACATTGAATCGGTAGCAGTCCAAACAGTATCGTAGGTTTGATCAAAGTTATCATCTGTTGCAATCTCGCTGATGCTCACAAAATCATCAGTTGGCAAAACCCAATAGTTTTGAGGCGTGTAGTATCGAGTTGCAGGCGCTTGAACTGTTCCATCTGTATAAAAGAAACGGCCACAATAATCATCAATTTGGCGGCTTGCGGTGGCAATAGCCATCTCAATACTCGCATTTTCCATTGAATCTTCAATGTTCAAAGCTGATTTCACATCATTAAGCGTTGTATAGCCGTTAGTGATTGCCACGCTTTATTCTCGTTTCTACTTTGGGAATCATTGCGCGTTCCAATTCAGGAACGGCGGTAGTAGTTTCCTTTGATTTTACCTTAATTCTTAAAATTCTTTTTATGCGTTCCATATATCGTGCTGCCTATCATCTAACCAATAGTGCTTTGAGTGAGGCAAAATCGCGCCCGTGTGGGCGTAGATAGGAAAGCCAAGTGATCTAACGCGCCGGCAAAACTGTAAATCCTCACCAATCCAGTTGCCGTGGATAGGTCCATCCCAAAACCAACACCAATCTTGCCCCTGGTGTTCATCAGCTTCATCACGCATTTTTTCTAGCACGCTGCGATGAATCAAAAGGCAACCGGTGCCTGCTGCATCTACTTCAAATAGCGAATCTTTATCGTATTTGTTCAAAGGCAAAAAGCCTTCAGGTGCATCTTGAAAGATTGTTGGAACTGGTTGGGGGTATGGGAACCCTGTTTCAAAACTTGCAAATACTAATCCCGCCACAATCGGGCGTTCCTTTTCGTGAGCCGCTTCAACCAATTTATCAAAACTTGAAACTGGCAGTTGCTCATCTGAATCCATCATTAAGAGCCAATCAGATTTGGTTTCCAAGAATTGCTTAACCAACCGATTGCGTTGCTTTGATAAAAGCCCTGAACCCTTGATTCGCACAAAGGGGCCTAATCGAGATGCCCTAGATTGAGTAAGTTGAATCAAGCTAAATGCAAACCCGCCATCAACAGTACCTGGATCACAACTACCAATTGAAACTTTATGTGCGCTTTTCATAATCCCCCGATTAATTGAGAAGTGAAGGTTGGGCTAGTTGGGGGAAACTAACCCAACCTTCACAATTTTTAACTCTCTAGATTAGAAAGTTGGTGCTACCAAACCGGTGCCTGAAATGATTGAGGCAGCGAGTGGGTAACGCTCTGCTGAGAAGGCACCAAAGCCGTAAACAACAGATTTTACAGTGAGTGAACCAGCGCCTGTTGCATCAAATGAGAGTGCAAAAGGTGATCCTGGTTGTTCCCAAAGGTGCATTTCTGGTGCTGCAACGCAGTAGATTTCATCCTGGTTTGTTGCTGCGCCGTATGTTGTACCAACATTTGCATCAGTGATAACTGGAAGGCCAAGGATTGTGTAACCTGAGTTGCCATATCCTGGAAGTCCAGCGCCTGCTGCCATTGCGTTCATTGGGCCATTTCCTGTTGGAACTGCCAATGGGCGGCCTGTTGTGTCGCTTGAAGCAAGAATTGCTGCAAGGCGGCGTGGGTGCATAATCCAGTGTGTTGGAGCGATGAAAACATTGCTCTCAATTTGCTGATACGCATCTGCCAACTTTGAGTAGAGAAGTGCAGTTGTAGGTGTTGTTGCAGTGTAAGTGATTGCATTTCCACCTGAAGCGCGGATTCCCTTGAACTGGCCGTTTGAGCCTGTTCCGTTTAGAACCTGAGCATCAACTGTTGTGTGCCAAGAGCGAATAAGATCTGCTACAACGAATGTATCAATCCCTGTTCCGCGCTCGATTGCCTGCTTTGATAGATCCTGCTGGCCTGCGATTGTGCGTACAGGAATTGTGAGCAGAGTATCATCAGAATCAGTTTCAGAAACTGAAGTGTTTTGTGTTTCCTGAACTGCAGTAGATGTTCCAGTGGTCATACGGCTGATGTTTAGCGTCATACCTGAAGCTGGAAGTGCGTGCTTTGATGTTGCGAAATCTGCAGTTGGGCGGCCTGCGCGTGCATAAGGTGCAGCGAGATCAACCAAATACTGAGGAACAACTAGGCCCGCAAAGTTTGATGTATCAACATCACGGCGCTCAATTGATTCTTCGCGTGTGTGGCGTGCTAGGCGCTCTTGCGCTGAGTAATCGCCACGAATCTGAGCAGCGTAAACATCCTTAACGAATGAAACATTTGCTTCAGGTGTGTATGTGCGGGCTTCGCGTGTAACTGTTGCTCCGCCTACCTTTGGTGCTACAACTGCTGCAACTGAAGCGCGAACTTCAGCAGCCTTTGCATCTGCAGCAGCCTGTGTTGAGAACTTTTCAATCTTTGCATCAAGTGCGCGTGCCTCTTCAACGAGAGCATCAACCTTTTCGGTTTCCTCTGCAGTAAGATCGGTGCGCTCTTCGGCAGCAACTGCCTCTAGAACTGCATCCATTTCAACCTTAACTGCATCACGGCGCTCAAGAGCAATATCAAGATATGACTTAGACATTTTTCTCCAATGAGTGTTTTGATTTGTGAGGTGGTGGCGATGCTCTCCACGGCGCTTTTAGGGTGTGGGATTCGCTCCGGCTTCAATCTGTTAACGCTTTGCTAACAGAAACCTATTTTGTGTTGTTGATAATTGCTTTTGCTAGGCGTAGGGAAATTGAACGGCCTGCAGTAGCGTTTGAATCTGCCGATTCTAGCTCAAGTTCAGGCTCTTCAACTTCAATTTCCTCTTCAGGCTCTCCACCTGTAAGCATTGCCATCATTTCAACGGCCTTCATAATGTAATCGTGGCCTTCGCTTAAATCTTCAAAAATGGTATTTAGCACAACCAAAGATTCGCCTGTTACTTCACGGCCTTCCTTAATTGCTTCAATTGCATTGCGTAATGCTTCGCGTGCCTCAACACTTGTTGTTGGGTAGGCAGGATAAGTAACCACTGAAACATCTCCATCTGCTAGTGAAACTTCAGTAAGGGTGCGAACCGAACGATCATCATTCCACTTTTGGCGAATGACTCGGAAAGCAAAACTCATCTGATCAACATCTCCACGCTCAACCAACTTATACAAATCACGGCCTTCATTTGTATCTGCAATTACTGCATCCATAAATAGGCCACGCTCATCTTCAGTGAGTGTGAGAGTTCCATTCTTAGTGCGAGCCAAAGGCAAACCTTCGTGATTTATGAGAAGGCGTACATCCGGTGTTTCGCTCAAAGTCTTGCGAAATGCACCAGGGGCAATTGTTTCTTTGAAAGGTAGGGGAACGCTTGCATCATTGAATACTGCAGCGTAGCCGCGTAAGCGCATTGTTCCATCTTCAGTTTGGCGTGCTTCAACATCTTGAACTGTAAATGTACGGCGTTCGATTTTTTTGCTCATTTTGCTCCTTGAATCGGCTTCAGCATCTAGTGCATCTATCTTGCTTTGCGCCCAGTTTTGCGCTCTATCACTGAAATTGGAATCTCCACCCCACAACAACCAGGCAACTAAACCTGCGCCTGGATATTCGGGATCTGATGGATTGTTATTTTTTGGTGCTTGCCCATCAACTTTATGGCGGGCAAACCAGGGTGCCATCTTGCGAACTTTGTTATCAGATATATTTCCTGCAGCCATCTCGCGTGCTTCACGCTTTGTGCCTTCAGTTAATCCATCTCCCCCAAAGCCTTCATCTAGGTATTTCAAACCGCGTGCTGCATTTTCTTGCATATATTCAGGTGCGGAAAATGGCATTACTGAACCTCATAAGCGGCTGAAGGATCTGCAGGATCAATTGTTGCAATTTGCTGCAATTGACTTGAAGGCAATCCGGTGTGCTTCATATCAGGCAAGCCAACTGCCTTAGTTACTGCTGCAGGATCAAAGCCAACCTGAATTAGACTTGCTGCAATCTCGGTGCGTAGCTTGAGGCCAACATCCTTGGCATCAGTTGCATCAATGTTTTGTAGTGGAACGCGGTACTCATCGCCACTTTCAATTGGTGCCATATCCTCGTAAGAGTGAACATCATTGATTGAAAGGAAACCTTCACGCAATCCCTTTGTGTAGGCATCATAACGCTCAATTGTTGTGCCACGCAGTAGCGCATCTAGGTTAAAGCGAATGAATCCATCAGATTCAGGCAACAATGTTGATAGTGATTGCTCGATTCGCTCCAAGATAGGGCGCAATGAGTGCTGCACGAATGAAAGGTTTTGTGCTTCAACAGATGCAAAAGACATTGCACCGGCTACAGGGTGGCCTAGTAGCGATAGTGGAACACGGAAAATGCGAGCAATTTCTTCAACTGAGAAACGGCGTGTATCTAAAAGTTGAGCATCTTGGGCATTAATCTGAAGTGGAGAGAATGAAGCGCCACCTGAAAGGATGCCAATCTTGCCTGCTCGGTATGGGCCAGTGTGGCTAATGTTCCAATCACGGGCAATATCTGCTGCCTGCTCTTCAGTCATTTCACCAGGAACTGAGATAACTCCACCTGGATTAGCAGCGTTACCAAAGTATGAAGCGGCATAGGTATCTGCTGCCATTGCAGAGCCAATTGTTGTACGGCAAGCCGCAATTGGGCTTAGGCCATAACGCTGCCCTGGTAAACGGAAATCAGGGATGTGCATAATCTCGCGGCCATCAAGAATTTGCTCGTAAGTTCCCCCGCCTTCAATGCGAATCTTTACATAATAAATTAAAGGTTCACCTGGGCCACGGCGTTCAATGCGAACATAACGCGGATCAATAACATATAACTCTTTTACATCGCCCATATCATCGCGCACTGTAAGAATGTAAGCGTTGCCTTCAAGTTTAAATGAAGTAACAATTTGCTCATAGAACTCAAGGCGTGTTGTTTCAGGGTTAGGGCGGGCAACCCATTCAGGCTGATCGCCATAAACAGTTGCATAAGGCAGGCGATTACGGCCACGGCGCACATAAGCGGCAACCGGTAATGAGCTAACTGTATCTGCAAGCAAGCGAACGCAGGCATAAACAGTGGACATACGAATAGCAGATTCAGAATCTACAACAACGCCTGCGAGTGTTTCAAAGGCAGGGCGGCCTGGAATCAATGGTTCGATATATTGATTGTTAGCACGCTTTTCGCCTGATGCGTTGCTAAGGCGCTTAGATAAACTCATTAGTTAGCCTTTTCTGTTAACCATACTAGAAAACTACCTGAAATAATCAAAGCAAGAGGAACTGAAACCATTGCAAGCCCAGTTGTAACCAGTGTTACCCCAATGATTTCTACTGTAACTGATAGATCAATCTTTTTCATTTTGCTCCCTATACCTGAATTGAAAAGAATCTTGCCACCGGTGCAGGTGGTTCAGCCGGTTGTGTGGCTCGGTCATACCCAAAGATTGATGCAACTGCAGCATCCACCTTGCGCCTACTACTAGCTTTGGCAACCATAACACCCCTACTTGATTGTTTTGTTACGCAGTTGGCTATGTGTCGGGCAAGCCTTTCATCTCCATCGTGTGTGAAAGATTCATTAACTACTGCCTCATAAAACTTTTGTGTTGCCGGCACCATATTTTGCGCTGAGTTGGGATAGGAAACTACAGGCAAACCCTCTTCATCCAAAACCATAAAAGTACGCTGCCAACGCGCAGGATCAAAAACAATTTCCTTTACATTGAAGCGTTCATCTCTGAAAGTATCAACAATGGTTTGTTCAACCTCGGCAACGGGGATATGCCAACCCTGTTCAGCATCATCTGGGCGTTCCCATAAGCCAACAACCATCAAGTGTGGCTTTTCTCCACCCAATAACCAGGCAACTAGCGCGGTTGAGTCATTAGAAAAGGCACCATCAAAGGCAAGAATTACATCCTCGCCGGCTTCAGGAAATCTATCTTTATCAACTAACGCTTCCCAAGCGCCTGTTGGTAGCCAAGCAACTGAAGTATTTACAAAACAGTTGAGGCGCTTTGTGCGAAATTCAGCTTCAGGTGTACGCAAAACTGCGCTTTGCATTTCCTCTGCATCGAGCAAATCGTTGTATCCGGGATTTGCCTCAAGCCAAAGTGATTGATCCCGGTGATCGCCTTCAGGCGTTGTTGGCTCCCACCACGAAAAGAAAAATGAAGGATCCTTTGTTTCACCCTTAACAACCTTTTGGCCGTATTGGTAAAGCGAGTAGCAAAGAGAATCTTGGCCATTGCTTTGAGTCTTTACACCTGCAGTTGTGATGCCCAGGAGAAGTGAATCGGCACGCGCACCACCTGCAAGTGAAAGCACATTCCAAAGTTCCCAAGATGGTTGGGCGTGAACTTCATCAAAGATTACTAGCGGTGAAGGGTTCAAACCCTCTTTTGAGTAAGCCTCTGCAGATAGTACGCGGTAAACGCTGCCCTTATCTTTGAACTCAATGGCATCGCGGTACAAAGTGAACATTGAAGATAACTCTTCATCTAACTCAATCATTCGCTTAGCAGTGCCAAAAACAATTCGTGCCTGATCTCTATCAGCAGCACAAGAATAAATTTCAGATCCGTTGCCGCCCATTGTTAAACCGGCCAAGCCCATTGAAGCGGCTAGTGCGCTCTTTCCATTCTTCCGGCTCATCCCGATTAGGGCGGTGCGGTGTCGAAACCTGCCATCTTCACGGCGGGCTAAGGTGTGGCGCAGTAACTCTTTTTGCCAGGGGCGCAGTTGTAATAACTTGCCGGCAGGTGAGGCCACTGAATCTTTGGTTACTCTACAAACGGCCTCTGCAAACTCGGCGTATAAATCGCCATCACCGCGTTCAATATCCTCAATAGGAACTTCAGTTAACCAGCGCGGTGGCCATCCTGCAATATCAGCCATTTCTCTTTTGCTCAAGTAAAGCCTCTAACTTGCCTTTGGCCTTAACTTCAGCAACCCCCAACTTACTGCGATCCGTTGGCGTGAGGCCAAGCAAGGAAAGCAATTTAACAATATCGTTTTCTACAGTGTTGAGCATCCCAAACAAAGGGTTGGCGTAGGCATAACCCTTATCTGTATAAAGCACATAATCAGTAGCAGCCAACTTTTCTTTTAGCTCGTACTTTTTATCCATCTTTTCGCAGAGTTCAACTAGCAACCTGGCATCAGTGTTTGCTATCCAGGGTGCCATTGCTCGAACATCTAGCCACATCTTTTGGCCTGCATCGCTAAGGTGCAAAGGCGCATCGCTCTTGATTTGAGGCAAGGCAATTACATTTTTGGAATCAGGCAATGGGCGTTGCCCAGGGTTTCCTGTTTTGCGCTTTTGCTCAATTGGCTTGCGCGGTCTGCCTGCAGTCATTGTTATCCATTTCGCTTAGTAACCTACCGCCCCCGGCCAGGTTGATTGCTTTGCTTATTGGTAGGTATCCAACAACTTTATTTATTGTGTTGGCATTTGAAAAATCAGTGGTTGATGGCATCGGTTCACTTTGCCAAACAATTTCTTGGCTAGAAAGATTCCAGCCATAAATCCCAAGCGGGGTTGAGTTGATATACACCGCCTGGTAGTTCAAGGTTTTAGCTTTAGAAACCAAAGCATCAAACTTATGTTTCTCAATCAACAGTTCGTTGTAGTGCGAGCGCCTGCATTTGAGTTCAATAATCAAACCGCGCTCATCGCTTACGCAGTCTGCACGATCAAATTGGCCTGGGCTTTTTTTCAAATCGCGCAGGTAGTTAGTTTGCAAAAACTGCAACAGTTCCAATTCGGACATTTGGCGCAAACCCCCCAACTTGAATTTCGCAGAGAACTGCGTTCTCAGGGCATCGGGGTTTATATGGTGCAAATCAAGCGCACTTTTACCCCGTACGGGGGATGGCCACCGGGGGGGGTATTTGTATGCTTGTTTAACTATTTCCCTTTTGCGAATTGTGAAAGCGACACAACACCCGTAGGTTGCTTATCTCTAAGCGCAGATAGGGTGCATCCCCCAAGGGGATAATGTGATCAACTGTTAAATCTTTATTGGTGCAACCTTGTATGGAGCAATACGGCTGCTGCGCTCTAAGTTGTTTGCTTAATTTATTCCAAGCATAATCATAACCTCTTTGTGTGCGGGTTGGCCTACCCCTATCCAGTATGCGCTTACATTCAACACATCGAGAGGCACGCACTACCTTGCCACATCCAGCACACGGCCTAGGTAATACCATCGTGCTTTTCCAAATACTCTATTGCATAAGATAGAAACACAACTGAATCTTTGAATTGTCCTAAGCCAAGATTGCAGTTATTGCACAACAAACCTCTAACAGTGTTTGTTTCGTGATTATGATCTACTGCTAATTGCTTGGGTAATTCATCCCCATTAATTCCACAAATCCCGCAAGAGTAGCTTTGTTCCTCAAGCAAATCTTTTCGATGAGTTGATGTAATGTGTGTAGCTCTCTTGTGTTTGTTTCTGCAGTCATTGCAAGTAGTTCGCCTATTGTTCGGTGTGCGCTTATCTTTGTGATAATCAGTTAGCGGTTTATCAATATTGCATTTCTTGCACACCTGATAGTTATTCGTCATCCTCGGCTAATGTTTCATATTGTTCAGTTGAAACAAAGTATTCTTTGTAGGCAGTCAATGCAGAGATAGTTGCACGATTAAGTAATGTATCTATTCCATCAAAGGATAGAACTGAATCTGTTGTTATCTCAGTTGTTACATCACCGATGCTAACCGAAATATTGATCATCTAGTTAGCTCCAATCGTGAATCAAGTAAATCATCAATGAACTTATCAACAATGTGTTTCTTTGAGTCAATGGTTTTAGAGCGCGTATCTACGGCGTGAGCCAACGCTTCATCTATTTCTTTGATTGTTTCGGTATCCATATCCATATCCATAAAGTAAAAAACCCAACCTAAATGGTTGGGGAGAGTTGATTAGATAGCAATACCTGTTACACGCAGTGTATCAGTAGCGTGTGAACTTTTCAGTCAAGTTTTACTTAGATGCCAGGATGCTTGCCAAATCGTAAAGGCTACCTTTGCGTTCAATCTTGTTGGCTCTAATAATCTTATATACCTGGCGTTGGGTGATGCCAAGCCATAAGGCAATGGCCTCAACATCTAGGTAGAACTTTTTATTAGGGTTAGACATTGCTAGGGCAACTAACCGGAGAACAGTCCACGATTCCTTGCATCCGAAACAACTCACATCATCCATAAGGTTTTCAACATCAATCACAATGAACTTACGGCAATCATCAGTAGGGCAAGGGATTCGGCGGGGTTGCTCAATGAATTGCTTAGTGGCAGCCATTCCCTTAGCGTGAATCTCACCAACCTCGGCTGCAAAGTCTTTTGCCCAATCCTGTTGTAATGACCAATCAAGGTGAGCCAAATGGAACTTGCAGGTTGCTTCAACCTCTGCCTCTGTAGTGGCTTCAGCTTTAACCAATGCAGGCGGTGTTAGTTGGCGTGCTTCTCGAATCATTGATTCCCACCCGTGAAGAATATCTAGGGTTTCCTTGGCCATTGAGTAATCAAGAGCAGCCACATTAATCCCAATAGATCGCTCGGCACTTACTGCCCCACTGCCTGAACGCGCAGGTGCTAAATGGTTACTGGCAAGTTTCTGCAATCGTGGGATGGCAGAAAGGTGAAGCCATACTTTCTTGGATATATCTTTCAAAATGGCACCTCATCGCTAGTTGTGGATAACTTTGGCTTGCCCCAATAGTGGGGCGGTTCCTCGGCAAATACTGTTAAGGGGTAGCAGGTGTGAGTGGCAAGCACAATAGGATCCTTTGCCCCCATCCTTGGCACCATTCGGCGGGTGGCCTCGAATGAACCGGCAGTGCGGTGTATCTGATAGGTAGCAATGCCAGATGCGAGCGCCTGTATCTCTTCAATAAGGTTGAGCCGCTTTGTATCAAGTTTGACCTGGCAAGCACTGGTTGCAGAAATCCCATCCCATACAAGGTTCCCACATTTTCGGCAGGTACTTGGCTTAAAGTCTAGGTAACTCATCTATTCGTTCCCGTACCGATAATGATGGTGTTCCTTATTCCGTATGTATACACATACGGAACGGAACGAACACCGATCACGCTCATTTCTGCCTGTGTTCCCTTTTTAAAAAGGAACACAAAAGGAACGGAACGGAACACGGAACACCTCATTTATCCCACTACCAATTGGGTAACTATGGCATCAGAAAGTGAAAAATGCTCTTTACCTAACTCTGTTAAGTAAAGGATAAAGGATCTCTCATTGCCTTTATTCTCAATCCAACCGCCGGCCATCAAGTCGCTTAGGCGCTCGCCAATGGCCTCTTTTGAACCACTGATGCCATCTTGGACAATACGGCGGTTTGCCCCTGGATGGTTGTGAATGAACTCGGCAATCTCTTTGAGTTTCTTCAGCTCTTTATTAGATTCGTACTCATCCTCTGCCAATGGCACCGCAATCACATATTGCATCTGCGCCTTTGTGGAATCAATGGTGATAATCGCAGCCTCTTGGGTGCGGTCTGATTTTCTCCACATACCTGAAATTTTGCGGATAAATCCGGGGCGGTCTTTGGTAACTCTCATTGTGAGGCTACCGATTCGCCCAGGCGATAGGGCCTCAAGTGGCTCCACAAGATAGGCTGCGCCATCAATGGTTGCCAGTTTGGCTTGGCCACCAATAGCAAAGCGGCCACGGGTTTCGGCGTTTTTGGTGATATGGTCAATGAGTACCACGGCAGCGCCACTAGCAGTAGCAACAGTGCGGGGAAAGATTCGCATCCAACGGGTAATGGCATCATTATCCTTAGTTTCGCCACCCCACATTGTGAGAGATTCAGTAACACCATCAATGATAATGAGAGTGGCACTATTTGGCTCAAGGATAGATTGCCAATAAGGATCATCAACATCGCGTGGACCATCAGGCCGGATATAGGTGAAGTATTGCAAGAGGTTGGCTCTGCTCACCCCTAGCGCCTTGAGGCGGTTCACAATATCAATGGGATCTGATTCAAAATCAATATAGATAACCTTTTTATCACTCTTGAGCATCTCGGCAGATGCAATTTGAGCTACCCAAGATTTACCTGATTCAGATTCTCCATAAATTGAGTGAACCCTGCCTGTATAGATAAGGCCGTGGCCATCAGTGCGGTTAAGAATCGTGGCAACCGGTGCTTGAAACAATCCATCATAATAATCTTTGAGTTCGATAGGTTTCCAACTAGATTCTTGCTCTTCATCCACTCGCGCCCTACTTGCCTCACTCGCGCCCACATTTTCGTAGGGCATAAGTGAACTTGTGGGCATAAGTGCGTTGCTAAAATCAAAAGAGCCAAGTGCCTGTTGGCCGTAGCCCTGCGAGCGCAAATCACGCGCAGCCTCTTTGAAATCGCCGTTGTGGAATATCACCGCGTAAGCGCCAAACTTATCGTAGGAACGCTCGGCATCAAATATGGTAGATGTTGAGAAAACCCGCAATTTGTCTGTATTTTGGTAATTGGTAGTTGCAGAAACACCAAAATCTTTGCCGGGGCGTGTCCAAGTAGTTTTCTCGGCACTTTGGTAAGCAACTTTCCACCCAAGCGGTTCAAGTAGCTCGCGCCAAGTAGTTTTTGCGTTGAAATCATCACCAGGGGAAGTAGCACCTTCAACTTTTTGTGCTACATCGTAAGTAACTGAATCTGCCTTTGGCATTTCATCAAACATTGCAAAAATCGTGTGAAGAGCGTTTCTTTCATCAAGGGTAAGCGTTGGGATTGTTTCAATTGATCCGCGTAGCACTTCCCAAGCGCCCCCTGAAGGGTGAACTTGCCCCTTTGAAGGCGCAGTGATTACAAAACCGCCTTCACCGCGAGTTTCAGCGAAAACATCAACGCCACCATTCTCACCCGGCTTGCGTGCAAGTTTGGTATTGCCTGGAACTGCCCCCGTGAGGCGATAAAGCCAATGAAGGCCACCTGAAGGTGTTATTTCAACATATCCGGCGTTAATTCGTTCCCATAACTCGCCCATATTTGATGCGTTGGCGATTTCGGCAATCTCTAAGTGCATTTTGGCGCTTACGGCTCGCCCCTCAAGTTCAAGCATCTCCAAATTGCCTGAAATGGCACCGCAAATGACCCCAACACCTTCAGAATCAGCTTTAAACCAACTGATTAACTCTTCAGGGGTTGGCATTTGGTGTTGGTACTCTTTCCAAGAGTTCAACCCTGGGCGTTTAGATCCATCTGAAGCAACCGGCACTGCAACAATGCCTGCGCTCGCAAATCTAAGTGCGGTAGTTAGGATTTCATTGCTCATTCGGCAACCATTGAGTTAATAATCCAACTTACAACAGGCACCGCTACCGCGTTGCCCATTTGCTTATATCTATTTGAATCGGCTTGGCCATCAGTCCAACCATCAGGGAACCCTTGAAGGCGCTCACATTCTGTTGGGGTTAAACGGCGCACAACTGATTCATTTACAACACCTGGAACCTGTTGCCTATCAAGAGTGTATGCCGGTGCATTTTCATCACCAATACCTGTTCCGTTTTGGTGCTTTTCAATCTCTCTTGCATCATCTATTGGAAATACCACTGCTGCCCCGTTCCCATTTGCTCGAAGGGTTGGAGAAGCACTTTCACTAGCCTGAACATCCATTCCTTGCGTATGTCCAAATATCATAGGCACATTTCCACCCCCTGTTCCATATCGTGAAATAACTGTTGGCACAATGCCATCTTCATACACACGCACATCATTAACGCGTGTGCCATCAATAATTAAGAATTGATCATTGCTAGTAGCAAGAGTAAAACTCTTATCAGAATACATTAATCCCTTCCCCCCCCCCCGCACATCCCTCGCGGT